GCTACCTCAAGTGGAAGAACTCCGAGTGCTACGGCTACTCGCCATCGTGGACCGCGCTGCCGGAGTGCAAGCAGCTTAATTTTCTCGAAAAGCAACTCGACTCACTCGCCGAGATTCATGCGTTCCCCCGCATCCTCATCCCAGCCGGGTTCGATGGAGACATCGACCTCCGCGCCGGTGGCGTGACCTACTTCGACCCGAATAATCCGCAGGCTACGCCGAAGGAGTGGGGAACCGGCGGGCGCTACGACATCGGCGTTGAGCGTGCAGAACACAAGCGCAAGGCGATTGATCAAGCCTTCCATGTGGACCTCTTCCAGATGTTCGCCCAACTCCAAAAGCAGATGACCGCCCGCGAAGTCGCCGAACGCGCCAGCGAAAAGCTCATCCAATTCTCCCCGACCTTTGCCCGCCTCACGACCGAGCTATTCAATCCGCTCCTGCGCCGGGTCTTTGCGATCTTGGCCCGCGCTGGCAAGTTTCCACCACCTCCGCAGGCGCTCCAGATGATCGGCGTCATCCCGGAGCCGGATGTTGCCTACAACTCCCGAATCGCCCTCGCGATCAAATCCCTTGAAAACGCCGCATTCATCCGCACGACCGAGATGCTACTGCCCTACGCGCAGATCAAGCCGGAGATGTTCGACAACTACGATTTCGATGAGATCACCCGCGACATGGCTCGCAACGATGGCTTGCCCGCCCGCTGGCTACTCGATGAGGACATGGTCGCACAGACCCGCGCTCAACGCGCCCAAGCCGCCCAGCAGCAGATGCAGGCCGAGCAGATGGAGCGGGCAGCAAGCGCCCTCGGAAAGGCTGGCAGCGTGCGGCAGGATTCCGCGCTCGCCCAGATGCTCCCCGGCATGACTGCATGATGGCTCCCGAAGACAAAGCCTCAGCCCTCCGGCGCGAACGCGAGCGCCAGAAGATCACGAACGCCTACCACCGTGTTTTCGGGTCCAAGGAAGGCGCAGCAGTCATCGCCGATCTCAAGACGCAGTTTGCCACCGACTCACAGGTCTTCCTGCCTGGTTACGATTTCAATCCCGTGGTCGCCGCTCTCCGGGACGGCCAGCGCGGCGTGATCCTCCACATCGAATCAATTCTCCGCAGGCCGGTCATCGCGGACGGCGACATCGAGACTCCCAAACGAAAGGTCAAAAAATGAGCAAACCCAAACCCAAACAAGACATCCCGCCGCGCCCCGAAATGGACCCCATGCTGGGCGACAAAACCATCGAACTCGTCGAGTGGCTCCGCGATTACGCGCCGGAAGAATTCCAAAAGACCTACGCCGGTCGCTCGACCCATCTCGGATACCACCCGCATCAAAACTGACGCGCAGTTTTGACTGATACCATTTATGGAAGACACCATCGACACCTCCGGCGAGACCTCGATTCTCGCCGCAGCCGATAACACAAGCGCATCTCCAGATGCACAGGCGCAGCCCGCTGCGGAAACCACGCAACCCTCAACTCCCTCGACCGGCTGGGTGAACCCGGACGGCACATTTGGCGACAAGTGGCTCGATGCCCTGCCAGATGATGCGAAGGACTACAAGGACACGCTCTCCAAATACAAAAGCGTTCCCGACATGGCGAAGGCGCTCGCGAATGCGAATGCACTCATCGGGAAAAAGCTCGGCGTCCCAAACGAGAAATCCTCGCCCGAAGAGGTCGCCGCCTTCCGCCGCGCCATGGGCGTGCCGGACTCTCTGGAGGAATACAAGTTTGCTCCGGACTCCCTCCCGGAAGGCATGACATGGAGCGACGACATGGCGAAGCCGTATGCCGAGATCGCCCACAAGCACGGCATCCCGCCCTCGGCCATGAAGGAACTCGTCGCCCAGCACGCAAAGACCGAAATGTTCAAGATGGAGGCGATCCAAGCCACCTTTGAGAAGCAACGCACCGAGGCTGTGCAGACGCTTCAAAAAGAGTGGGGGAATGATTTCGGAAAGAACATCGGACTCGCCAAGCAGGCCGCGAAGCTCGCTGGCGTGGATGCGAATTCCCATGGGTTCAGCGACCCGGAGGTCGTGCGTGGCTTTGTTCGCATGGCGCAAATGATGAGCGAGGACAAGGTCGGGCGCTCGATGGGTGGCACGGAGTTTATGACCGGCGCAGCACGCGCCAAGGACATCATGTCGAATCCCGACAACACTTGGCACAAACGCTACATGGAAGGCGACCGCGAAGCCGCTGCGCTCGTCACCTCCCTGCTCAAGCAGGGCTGAAGATTTGCAGGGTGGAGAAATGGTATCTCACCAGATTCATAATCTGGAATTCCGGGTTCGACTCCCGGCCCTGCTATTTTTTTGAAAAAAAGTTTTGACTGATACCGCATCGGCGGTAATGTCACCTTCGTCAGAGCAGACACCTCCTTTGTGAGCCTGCTCCCTAATACCCGCCGTCGAAGACCCCACACGGGACACTCGGAAGCGAAGGGAGCAACAAAACATCAGTTTCGACTGATACCAACTCACCACAAACCAAAGGAGACAAAATGCCCGATCTAAACGGAGTTCTGACGAACATCCCCAACCACTACACCACCCAGTTCGATAGCAACTGGAAACACCTCGTTCAGCAGAAAAATTCCAAGCTGAAAGAATATGTGACCCTCGATTCCATCGAAGGAAAAGAGAAGTCCTACAACCAACTCGACGCAACCTCGATGACGCAGATCACAGATCGCTCCCGCGACACCCGGATCAGCGATCAAGTGATGGCCAAGCGTTGGATTCGCCCGCAGCAATACGACTGCGCGAAACTCGTTGACGAATGGGACGAGCAATTGCTCGGCGAGGTCGTCCTTCCGACCAGCCCGATCATCCAGTCCCATGCACAAGCCTATGGCCGCACCTGCGACTCGATCATCATCGGCGCTCTCGGCGGCACAGCTTTTACCGGCGCGACCGGCACAACCGCAACCGCATTGCCTGCTGGCCAGAAGGTCGCAGTCAACTTCGTGGAAAGCGGCACAGCCGCCAACTCCGGCCTTACCATTGCCAAACTCCGCCGCGCCAAATTCATCCTCGACGCAGCCGATGTGGACGAGGAGGAGGAGCGCATCATGGTTGTTTCGGCTCGCCAGCTTCAAGACCTGCTCCGCACGACTGAAGTGACCAGCGCCGACTACAACACGGTTCGCGCCTTGGTGGACGGAAACTTGAACACCTTTATGGGTTTCAAATTCCGCCGCACCCAACTCCTCGGCCTCACCTCGACGGTTCGCTCCTGCTTCGCCTATGTGAAGTCCGGAGTCATCCTCGCCGAGCGCGGACTCAAGACCCACATGGACATCCGCACGGACCTCTCGCACTCCCTTCAAATCCGTTCCGTGGCCAGCCTCGCTGCTGTTCGCATGGAAGAGAAGAAGGTCGTCGAGATCGCCTGCGACGAAGCCTAACCAAACCCCGCTGGCAGACCGGGAATAGTCTGCCTTCCCCCCTTTTCCCATTTTCCACCGCGCTTAAATGACAGACATCCAAATCTGCAACCTCGCTCTCGCCCGACTCGGTGACGCCCGCATCACCTCGCTCTCGGACGCGACCGCGCAGGCGCAGTATTGTTCTCTGTTCTACGCGCAGACTTTGGAGGAACTCCAAACGGAGTTCGACTGGCAGTTCTGCCGGAAGCTCGCCTCTCTCACCGCTGCGGCAACGCCCCCGGCCTTTGGCTACGCCCGCCGGTTCGCCGTTCCCTCCGACTTTCTCCGACTGATCCGCCTCAACGGGATCGATGAGGACGAGAACTTTTCCAAGTGGGAGATCGTGGATGGATTCATCCACACCGACCTCGCCGCACCCGCGCAGATCGAATACATCGCCCATGTCACCGACGCCGCGAAGTTCCCTGCGGTCTTTGTTGAAATCCTTTCCGCGAAGCTGGCCACGAACCTCGCGATGCCGCTCACCGGATCGAAAGACCTTTTCGCTCAAATGGCCGAGGTTTTCTCGGCCAATATGCAGCGCCCGGTCGTCAAGGCGCTGATCCTCGCGACCGCCAAGGACCGCCCATCGACCACCCTCACCGAGGACGAGCTTTGCCGCCAAGCGATCTTGCGGGTCGGCACCGCCGAGCAGTTCGGCCCCTCCTCGCAGGCGATGCTCCTCGCCAAGTCCCTCTACCCACAGGTGCGCGATGCGCTCCTCCTCGCTGGTTCATGGACATGGGCGATGAAGTCCACCACGGTCATCGAGACGCTCCCACGCCCGGAATACAAGTGGGCTTACCGCTACGCGATACCCACCGACTGCCTGCGCGTCTTTCGGGTGAACGACTACGATTCCGCTGGTGAATCGTCTTGGGAAGTGTCGGGCAACTTTGTCCTCACTAATGCCGATTCCGGTTCCCCAGCATGGGTCGTGGATCGCGTGTATGAGGTTGGCAATGCGGTTTCCAACAACGGTGCGGTCTACCGATGCCTGGTTGCCGGTTCGACCAAGCAACCCGGCGTCACTTCCGGTTGGCAGTCCGACTGGGATATCTGGCTCGGATCGGCGATCACGCTGGAATATGTCCGCAAGGTCACCGAGGTCACGGCTTTCGACTCCCTCTTCATAGACCTCCTCACGGCCAACCTCGCCGCGAAACTCGCGGTCCCGCTGACCGGCGATGCGAATAAGGCCGCGCTGCTCGCGAAGGAAACCGAAATCCTCGGCAAAAATCCCGCCATGCGCCGGGACTCCACCGAGCGCAAGGGCCGGATCAAGCCCGCGTGGATGTCGAGCAAACTCGTCTCCTCCCGCAATGGAGGTGATGGCATCGAGGCATCCAAGGCGACCGGCGGCGGACCCGCTGGAGGCGTGAGTTATCCCTCGCTCCTTGTCACCGTGGGATCGGTCACGAACCTCCCCACGGGAGCGACTCCCACCGTCACCAACACCGGCACAAACGACACGGCGGTTCTGAATTTCGGTCTCCCCCAAGGCCCAGCCGGAACGGTCAATGTCGGCACGACCACCACCGGAGCCGCAGGCACCAATGCCAGCGTTGCCGCCACCGGCACCCCGGAGAACCGCGTTCTCAATTTCACCATCCCTCGCGGAGACCAAGGCATCCAAGGCATTCAAGGATTGCAAGGAAACACCGGCCCCGTTGGTCCCGCGAATTCCCTTTCCATCGGCACGGTCACCGCTGGCCCGACCGCTGCGGCCACAATCACCGGCACCGCTCCGAACCAGACCCTCAACCTCACCCTCCAGCAGTCCGCGCTCCTCTCCTCGGCGAAAACCACGCTGACCGGCAACGGGGTTCTCCGCACTTTCTCGGTTTCCGGCCTCAAATCGAGCGACCCGAACCATGTCATCGTGGCCATCAACGGCGTCGTGCAGGAACCCACCACCGACTACCTCGTCAACCAAGGCAGCGGCACGATCACCTTCACGACCGCGATCCCGAACGGCGCGAAAATCGTCGTCGTTGCCCTTGGTCTCTACTCGCCCACCACCCAGCGCGATCCGGATAACTACATCCACGCCTTTGCGCTCAACACCGCAAACACCTTTTCCTACTACGGCCTGCTGCTCAATTCCGACATCCCCGCCACCGGCTCCGCTGCCGCCGTGGCCAAATGGATCATCACCCGCTCCGCGCTCTCCGCCGCCGGAGCCGTTACTGCCACCGCCCAAGCGACCAATGTCGCGTGGACCAACCGGGAGACCGCCACCTACGCATGACGACCATCACCGAAAGCGTCATCACCCAGCAACTGGACCTTTCCTCGTTCCAGATCATCCTGCCGGACGACACCAAGGCGCTCGTCATCTACCCCTCCCGCGCAAATTTCCCGGCGATCGGTAAAGAGGCCCGCATCTACCACGCCCAAGACTCCCGCCTGCAATGGCTATGGGACGATGCCATCACCGACTACCACCTCATGCTCGAAACCATCGACTGCGGAGAATTCTAACTTTCCCCATAACACCAAGAAAACCCATCAGTTTTGACTGATACCAAACCAACAACCAAATAAATCAAATGCCCAATCCAATACTGAAAATCAAACGCGGAAGCGGTTCTCCTGTAAGTCTTTCTGTCGGAGAACTCGCCATCGACACACAAAACAAGTCCCTGTTCGTGGGAACAGCAGACGGCCCGCTTGCCATCGGCGGTGAACATGTCTTTGCGAAAAAGACTTACGCCGATGCCGCCGTGGCCGCAGAAGCCGCCCTGCGTTCCGCAGCGGACGCGACCTTGACCACCAATCTGGCCGGTGAAGTGTCGCGTGCGACTGCCGCTGAAGGCACTCTCACAACCAACCTCGCTTCCGAGGTCACCCGTGCGACCGCAGCCGAACAAGCCCTCGGCACTCGCATCGACAATGTGCTTTCCAATGTGGATGGAGCCGCCCTTGATAGCCTCTCGGAGGTTGTAAGTGCCTTCCAAGCAGCGGATTCCAGTTTAAACGGAGCGATCACCTCTCTCGCCTCCAGCGCCTCCAGCGCCCTTGCCGCAGAAGTTTCCCGCGCCCAAGCCGCCGAAGCGGCCCTCGCGCAGGACATTTCGGACATCGAGACCGGAGCCAGCGCCTTGGCCTCGCGGGTGACCGCCGCTGAAGGGGATATCAACACCCTCGAAAGCGACCTCGCCGCAGAAGTCAGCGCCCGCTCCGCAGCGATTTCCGCAGAGGCATCCACTCGCGGCTCGGCTGATACCAGCTTGGGCAATCGGATCACCGCCCTCGAAACCGAAATCGACGGAGGAGTTTACTAAACCCACCACCCAAGCCCGCCGGGGTTCCATCCCCCGGCGGCAACCCTCTTCCATAAGATGGCCAACCCGAAAATCATTCCGAAGAAAAGCGCAGTCGCCGGGAAAATTCCCGCCACGACCGACCTTGCTCTGGGCGAAGTGTGCATCAACCACACCGACCGGAGGCTTTACACTCGGAATCCCGCGACTGGCGAAGTCTATAGGCTCGCAGGCGCAAAGGAAGCACCCGACCGCATCTGGATGTTCGACCTCATCGGCGACACCACCTACCTCGGCTACCTCCTCTACTCGGCCTTCCCCAATTCCGGAAGCGTCTTTGACGCCACCGCATGGGAGATCGTCCGAACCATCTTCAACTCAGCAGGAACAACCACCCAAGAATCCAGCGCCACCGGCGCGTGGTCGAACAAAACCCAACTCCAATTTTCTTAAACCCAAAAATCCAAACACCATGAACGCTACCAACCCCATCGAAATCGCAGGAGTCCAATACCCGAAATACTCGCTCAACTTGGCCATCACGGGCCGGTATCTGGGCGACGGCTCTTCAGACGCCAATGTCGCCATGCGTCTCGTCCCGACCCGCATTGAAAACGGCGAGGTCATCACCGCAGACGAAGCCGCCATCGGCATTGCGCTCGGATCGCTGGCAGGCAGCGACGAAGCCACACAGCAAGCGGTGGCAGCAATCCAAGCCGCCCTCCAAGCCTACATCTCCGCGAAAGGACTCTAATCATGGCTACCTATTTTGCGCGTAAAGCGGGAAACATAAACGCCGCCGATGTGTGGGCAACCACGCCAAGCGGCACAGCCGCCGCCGTCACATTCGCCGCAGGCGATGTCCTCATGGCCAATTCCTTCGCCATCACCGTCAATGTCTCGACCGACCTCGGCGCGACAGGCGAGGTGCGGAATGATAACACCGCCTCCGCCACGGCAGGCGGATCATTTACTCTGGCCGATGGAGTTACACTAACCGCCAACATTTTTGCAGGCAGCACAGGAACAGCTTGCCTTTCACAAACAGGAACAGCCTC